CCTATCAAAGCCTTGATGCAGTAGCTTTAGGTTTGCCTGTTGATGCAAAAGAAGTTGCTGATGCTTTAGCAAAAGCTGATCCTGATAGTGCTGAATATGTAGCGCTACAAGCTTTAGCAAAAGTTAATCCTTATGAAAATATAAAAAAAGAAAAGGTAAAACAAAATGACGACACAAATCAAGAATAGCGATGACTTATTAAGTTATTTAGTAAACCAAGCCAATTCAGGTCAAAAGAATTGGTTTGGTTTTGCTCAACAACGATTAACAGGTATTGCTTTAGCTCACGATATTGCTAAAAATCATGCTGATAAAATGACACCTGAAGCTTGTGTGGATTACGCTATTAAACTTAATAATACGATTTATCAAAAAATAATTAAGGCAGATTAATGAGTATTAAATTTGCGGTTAATGGATTAAAAGAAACTCTTAATGCATTTAAAGAATTTCAAGAGCAATTTGGCGACAAAGATTCAAAAAGCAAAGTATTAATACCAGCAGTTAGAGATGCCATGAAGCCTGTGTTGGCTATGGCTAAAGCATTGTCACCTAAAGACACAGGTGCATTGAATAATTCTTTATATGTCACCGCAAGGCGACCTAGTAGAAAAGATATGAAGTCAAGATATGTAACACCAAAAGATTCTGTTATATCTCTCGTTTCATCTCGACCAATTCCTAAAAAAGTAAAACAACAATTTCAAGCTCAATATGGTGATCTAAAAGGTAAAGAATACAAAAAGGCTAGAAGAAAGTTTTATACTGAAGCAGGGGTTATGTTTGACGCTAGAGCTATAGCAAATGAATTTGGCACAGCTAATATGTCAGCTAAACCATTTATGCGAGTATCATTAGAATCACAAGCGCAAATGGTAGCAACAAGATTAGGAATGATTATTAAACAAAAAATGGATGCTTATAAAGCTAAAAATTTAACAACACAAGGGAAATAAGACATGAGCAAATTAGGATCAGCACTCGGTAAAAAATACGAGGAAAATAGGTTATCAGTATTAACTAGATCGTTTGAATTAGGCGATCATACATTTAAAGTAAGAGTGCCAAGCGTTCAAGAAATTGAAGCTATTTATAATTACTTTAAAAATCCTAATGAAGATAAGGTTGAAGCAGAATATCAGTTAATGATAAAAGCCTTTGAGAATATTAAAGATCAAGAAGGTGTGGAAGTTAAAGATAATGATTTTATTATTGACGGCAGATCAGTAAGAGAAACTGCCAAGAATAAACATATATTGCAACACAGAATAGTTGAATATATTAAATTTCTAATACCTGAAACTGGATCATTAGAAGATATAACTTATGAAGATGTAGAAACTGAATTTCCATTATCAGTTCAAATGACTTTAGTGGAAAAAATTAACGAGGTTATTAGCCCTGAATATAAAGACATAAAGTCAAAGTAGTAGGCTCGTTAAGAACCCAAGTGCGGGCGGCTATGGTCTTTAACGGGCATACAATACAAGATATAGACGCTTTAGATGAAGCAACCATGAATGAAATAACAGTCATGTATGCGGATGGGTTAGTTGGAAATAGAAGCTTATTAAGTATGCAAGGAACTCTAATAGCTGGAGTTTTTAATTATTTAAGAGCAAGTAATAGCCAAGCTTATACTCTAAAAAGCGTTTTGGGTAGTGCTTACGAATATTTTTATGGTATAGAAAAAGCTGATCCTAGCCAATCTTTATTAATGTTTATGTCGCAAGCGCCTAACTTTAAAATGGACAGATTTAAAGGTAAATAACAATGGCAATTATTTCAAGATTAGCGGTTTTACTTGGGCTTGATGCAGGCGAGTTTAATGCCAATCTAGGCAAGGCTAAAGAAAAAGTAGAAGGATTTAGCGCAGGCGCAAAAATATCATTAGGCGCTGTTGCGGTTGCTTTTGCCGCTTCCGCTCGCGAAGCTATAAATTTTGCTGACAGAATTGAAGAAGTATCAAAAGCTAATGATATGTCAATTCAGTCTGTATTGCGTTTGTCAAGCGCATTGCAGTTAAGCGGTGGAAATAGCGATGATGCTGGTAAGCTTATGGCATCATTCGCAAATAAAGTTGATGAAGCCGCGCAAGGTGGCGAAAAGGCACAAAAAGCTTTTTCATCTATTGGTATATCTCTAAAAGATTTAAGAACCCTTACTCCCCAAGAATTATTTGAAAAAACTGCAATTGCTTTAGCTTCCATTGAAGATACTACGAAAAGAAATGCTACGGCTATGGATATGTTTGGCCGAGCAGTTCGTGGCCTTGATATTAAAAGTTTAGGCGATCAATTACAAAGTAATAAAAACAAATTTCAAGAATCAGAACAAGCATTTATTAGAATTGCTAATTCTATTGATCGTTTAGATAAATTAACCTTTCAATTAAAAGTTAATCTTGCTAATGGACTTGCACCTGCTTTTGATTTTGCAACACAAGCAATGGAAAGGCATTTTGAAAAACAAGGAAAACTGATTGACAGATTTGCTGAAGTTAGAAAAGAAGCTGGATGGTGGGCGGCATGGTTAGATAAAGAAGGGTTAAGAAAATATGTAGCCCCAAGCGAAAGAGAGTTTGGATCAGTTCAAGGTGCTAATGTTCCTGGCATTATGTCAGGCATTGGCGGTATGGCCGCAGGTAAAAAAGATATTAGAGAAGTTGCGGAAGCAAAAAATAAAGAAGCTGAAGCTGAAGCAAAAAAACAAAAAGAAGCTTTAAAAAGGCAACAAGAATTCTACGAAAAAGAATTGCTAATTACTCAAGCTAAAGGTGAAAGATTACAAAAAGAAAATGAGTTGGCTTTTACTTCAGAAAATGAAAGAAAGTTTCAATTAGAAATATATGATATTGAACAAAAGAGAAAGCAATTAACTTTAGGCGATCAGTTTGGCCGCAGGATGTCAGACGAACAAGCTGACGCATGGGCTGAAGGTGAAAAGGCTCGCGCACAAGAAGCTTATCAAATTGGTGAATCACAAAGAAGTTTTGAGTTTGGATGGAAAAAAGCTTTTGCAAGTTATACAGATAATGCTACTAATGCCGCTAAATTAGGTGAACAAGCATTCGTATCTGTAACACAAAATCTTGAAAGCGCAATTGATCAATTTGTTACTACAGGAAAACTTAAATTTAGTGATTTAGCTCGTAGCATTATTGCAGACCTTATTAAGATTCAAATGAGAGCGCAATTAACTTCTATGTTTAGCTCATTAGGAAGTATATTTGGATTTGGCGGCGGTGGCGGTGGCGGCGGATTGTTTTCAAGCGCGCCAAGCGCTGGCGGACTTAAATTAGGATTTGCTGATGGCGGTGATCCACCTGTTGGCGTTCCTTCTCTTGTAGGTGAGCGTGGCCCTGAATTGTTTGTTCCTAAAACTTCAGGCACTATTATTCCTAATCATCAACTAGGTTCTGCTATGGGCAATCAACCACAAGTAGTTTATAATGGCCCTTACATTGCTAATATGAGTGCTATTGATACACAGTCAGGCTTACAATTTTTGGCTAAAAATAAACAAGGTGTTTGGGCTAGTTATCAATCAGCTCAAAGATCACTACCTCAATCGAGATAATATATGGCAACTTTAAATACAATCCTTTCCATATCTGAATCTGTAGGTATTGAAGATCAAAGATTTATCGGTCAAATGATGAGCCGAAATCAAAGAATTGCTACCTCTGAAATTATTGGAGTGCAACCTTTTGGCTTTGATATGAAGCCTATGAACTATCTTTTATATTCTCAAAATAGGCCATTGCTTTCAGCATTAAGAGCGGCTGATCGAGAGTTTGAACAATACCTTAATTTTGGCTCAACAGGTTGGGTTAATTATATTGCTTATCAAGGCGATATGAGTTCTGCTGAAATTACCGCTTGTCAATATCAAATTACTTCAGCAAATAAAACTATTGTGTTAGGTTCACTACCTACAATGGGCGCTACAGAATTTATTGTAAAGACAGGTGACTTCTTACAGATTGATCGCTATGCTTATATAGCGACTGCCAATGTTCAAAGAGGTAGCGGTTCTACAGTTAATATTCCTGTTCACCGAACTATTATGACAACCCTTGTAAGCCCTATGTTTGCAGTGATTGGTCAGTATGGCACTACACAATCAATAGGTGGCAACACTTATACAGGCGTTACATTTCCTGTCATATTGCAAGACTATCCAACTTACACCCTTATCCCAATGACGAATGATTCATTTATTCAATGGTCAGGATCATTTAAAGCAATAGAAGCAGTTTTATAATGGCAAACAATATACCACCAATACAAAATACGAATAATATTAGGATGGCGGATTTTATCCGCATAACTACTCAAAATTCTTTAGGTGTTACTGAAATCTATCGTTTAGCTTCTACCCCTTCCGTATTAACTATTCCTGCCGTTGATGCATTACCTTTTGATGCGCTTGGCCCATTAGTTAAAGTAGGTGATGCAACTAGAGATATTAAATCAACTGCCAATGAAACTTCTGTTACTTTGGTTGGTATTGAATCGGCTCAATTAGGTTGGGTATTAAGTAATAAGATTAAAGGCTCTTTAATTGAAATGTGGCATGGTTTTTTTGATAATAACAATGAGCTTATAACTACAGGCGGCACAGGTGGACTTTATAAGTTTTTTACAGGCTATGTTAATTCATTTAATATTACTGAACAATGGTTTGAAGAAGGTAGAATGTATCTTGGTGTTATTAATGTAACCGCTTCAAGCATACAAATTATTTTACAAAATGGAACTTCAGGCAGATATACCAATAACAATTCATGGCAATTTTTTGAGGCTAGTGATACTTCAATGGAAAGAGTTGCTGTTATTCAAAATATTAATTACTTCTTTGGTAAGGATCGCGATCCAAGCGTTTATAGAACTTGATAAGACAAGCTAATAAATACGACATAGATAAGATAGTAGAACTTTTAAAAGACTTTGCTATAAAGACAGATACTAAATTAAAAGGAAGTCCATTAGATTGGTCTAAAACTTATGTAACGCAACTCATTACAAATATAATAGCAGGGCAAGGATTTGTGTTAATTGATGATAAACAAACAGGAATTCTTGTAGCATATAAAAGCCATTGTTTTTGGAATGATAAAAGTATTCAGTTACAAGAAGTTATGTTGCATGGATATAACAAATTTGTTATTACTAGATTAATTAAAGAATATACCAAAATAGCAAAAGAATTATTAAGAAAAAGAAAAATTAATCAAGCTACAATATCATCTTATGGTGATTTAAAATTTGAAAGATATGGAATGAAATTAATAGAATATCATTGGGAAATTAATTAATGAGTAAAGTAGTTTCAGCAATTGCAAAATTTGCAGGTGGGTTTGATCCAATTAGTTTTGCGATTTCAATGATTGTATCAACAGTGCTGTCAAAAGTATTTGCGCCTAGTCCGCCTAGTTTATCTAATCAACAACAACCTGAACCTAATCCTGGTTCTCGCGCACAAACGCCGCCTGCTGGAAGTAATAAACTTCCTGTAATCTATGGCCATGCTTGGACTGGCGGTATTGTTACAGACCTTTCTATCACAAATGATAATCAAACACTTTATTATGTATTTGCTTTATCTGAAGTTACTAATACAGAATCATCAAGTGTTGGCGGCGCTGACAATATAACTTTTGGCGATGTATATTGGGGCGGAAAAGAATGTATATTTGATGGCACAGATTTAACTAAAGTAGTTAGCTTGCGCGATCCTAGCACAAATCAAGATCAAGATATTTCAGGGTATATGAATATCTATTTTTATAAAAATGGATCAAACAATCCTGCAAATAGCACACAATCAGCTATCACAATTATGAATGATCCTAATCTTACATATAAATGGAATAATTCTAAATTAATGACTAATTGCGCTTTTGCAATTATTAAACTTAAATATTCACAATCAAGAAATCTTGTAGGTTTATCTGCTACTAATTTTGAAATAACTAATGCTAGATCAGCGCCAGGCGATTGCTTTTTAGATTACTTAACTTCTACTCGTTATGGTGCATCAATTCCTTTAGCTAGCATTGATACTGCAAGTCTTACGGCTCTTGATATTTATTCAAATGCAACTATTACTTATACGCCTTTTGGTGGCGGTTCTGCAAATATAAAACGATTTGAATTTAATGGCCAATTAGATACTGCCCAAAAGATAATGAAAAATATTCAATCAATGGCTGATTGCGCTGATTGTTTAGTTAAATATAATGAAATTACAGGTCTTTGGGGTGTGATTGTTCAAAGCCCAACTTATTCTGTAGTTATGGATATTAATGATAGCAACATCATTGGTGCTATTACAGTTAGCCCTATTGATATTTCTAATTCATTTAATATTATTGAAACAAAATTTCCTGATAGCGATCAACAGGATACATTTAATGCCGCAACTTTTGATTTAGCACAAATTAATCCATCTTTAATGTTTCCTAATGAGCCTATTAATAAACAATCGGTTAGCCTTTATTTAACTAACAATTCTATAACGGCTCAATATATTGCTAATCGTATGCTAGAAGCGGCAAGGGAAGATTTACAAATTCAATGCGAAATTAATTATATTGGGCTTGAATTGGAAGCAGGCGATATTGTTACTATAACTAATACCAATTATGGTTGGTCAGCTAAACTATTTAGAATATTAAAAGTGGTTGAAAAATTTGGTGATAACGGAACTGTAACGGCTTCATTAAATTTATCCGAATATAATCCATCCGTATATGACGATTATAATGTTACTCAATTTACACCTGCTCCCAATACAGGACTTTCTAGCCCGACAACTTTTGGCACAGTTTATGCACCTGTTATTACTGCTCAATTTCCATCTATTACTAATCCTGCATTTACATTAAGAATACAAACATCAAGTGCGGGTATTTCTGAATATGCAGAAATCTATTATTCAGCTTATCAATATCCTACAGACGATCAGCTTATATTTGCAGGAACGACTGAAGTGCAACCAGGCGGATCGCCTTATGTAGTTAATACTTTTATGCCTGATGTTCAATTATTTAATATACCCGCAGGCGATTGGTATTTCTTTACTCGCATGGTTAATAATCTTGCTAATAGTAACTATTCACTAGCATCTTCTAAACTTACATGGCGACCTACAACATTTCAATATACAGAAAAATTTGTTTCTGTAGCTTATGCAGATAGCATTGATGGATTAACTAACTTTAGTTTAAGCCCTACAAATAAACTTTATTATGGTCTTTATAATAATAGCTCTACAAGCCCATCAACAACACCTTCCGACTATAAATGGTATCTAGCCGATCCTGCTTTTGGCACTAATAAATTTTTATGCTTTATAAATAGAACAGGTCGCAAGTTTAGTTTTGATACTGACTTTGCTGATTTTGCTTCAGGCACAGGTCAATTTGTGCCAACTACAATTGCAGACTTTGATCCTAGATTATGGTCAGCTTTACCTGACGGCTTAAATGTTATTGATCTTGATAATCAAACAGGTCAATTAATTACTACAGGAACAACAACAACAGGCACAGGACAAGTTAAAGTATCTAATACAGGCAATGGTCAATTGATTGCGTCTTTAGATGAATTCCTAGATTTTGGTGGACCTGCTACCTTTACAGGATCAGCCGCAACCATTACAGTCGATATTTATGGTCGAGTGGTAGGCTTTACAACACCTGATGATTTTTTTATGACGATAGACTATTTTGATGCGACAAGCGGCCAAACAATTTTTTCAGTAACAAGAGCCGCAACTTATATTGAAGGTCAATGCCTAGTATTTCAAAATGGTCTTTTATTATCTGATACAGAATACACAGATACAGGTGGCGCTACAGGCACAGTTACTTTAAGCACAGGCGCGACATTAGACGATGTAATAACTATTTACTCAATGAGAGCTATATCTAGTGGCGATTATTTTGATAATACTTATCTTAATGTAGCAACTGTAGCAGGAGCGGATGTCACTTGGAATCTTGCTCAAATGCCTTATCAGTTAATAAGAGCAGGCGATATTATGACTTTTAGCAATACTGGCACGCCAACTCAATATACTGTATCAAGTGTTAATTACGGAACGGCAACTATTACATTTACTACTTCACCTACATCATTAACGGCTGGCGATCCTATATATACTTATAGAGCTTTAGGATCAAGCTATCCTGTGTTTAGTCGATTTGAAGATACACTTACTTCAACCACAACTTACACACCTACAGATTGGAAATTTAATTCAGGTTACGAGCTTCCTTTCTATAATGGAACTATAGTGCCTGATTCTGATTTTGATATTGTAGGCAATACTTATACTATTACTCCAGCCGTATCCGATGGTCTTTTAACTGTTATTCAATTTAGCGCAAACAATACAACAACACCTACAGGCACTCCGCAAAATGTCATTACTTTTGCTACTACTGGACAATCTTTTTATTCTTTTAATTTTACAAATGGGGCTTTAGGAATTTATGCAAATGGTGTATTATATGAAGGCGGTGTGGATTATACGACTTCTACTAATAGCTATACTTTAACTAATAGTCCTACACAATCGTTTATAATTCAACAACAAACATTCGCTCGCGCAGGTGCGGCATAAGGGGAAAAGATGACAGATAAAGTAGTTTATCTGCATATTAGAAATGATATAGATGAAGTATTTTATGTTGGTATTGGGAGCATAAAAAGGGCTTTTAGTAAATTTGGCAGAAATAGCTGGTGGAAAAGAATTACAGATAAAATATCATATACAACTATGATTTATGAATCAGGTTTAAATGATAAAGAAGCTAAAGAAATTGAAATGTCTTTAATTAAAAAATTTAGACAAAAAGGCTTAAATCTTTGTAATTTAACTGATGGTGGTGATGGTAGAATAGGTAGTAAACAACCACAATCATTTATAGACAATCATAAAAAAATGATGATGGGAAATAGCTTTGGTCTTGGAAAACCAGCAAAAGATCATATAATTGGAATTAATTTACAAGATAATACAATAATAAAATTTTCAGGAAGAAAATCTATTGAAGCCGATGGCAGATTTTCAATGCGACAAGTTTATAGATGTGCAAGTAGAGATAAAATATGTAATACTTGCGTTAATGGAATTCATAGAGGTTTTCAATTTTTTTGGGAATCTGAATATTTAAGAAAGGTAGGAACATAAAATCACACAGGCATTCAATTTAAGTCAATTTGCCAATAAGGTAAATACTTCAGGACAAGCAGATTTAACAACTGCGGTAACAGGAACGCTTCCTGTTGCTAATGGTGGCACAGGAATAACATCGGCAGGTTCAAATGGTAATGTTTTAACATCTAATGGCACAGCTTGGGTAAGCTCGGTGTTGCCTGCAAGTGGTTTTACTAATATGACAGTTTTTACTTCACCTGGAACATTTACAACTCCCGCTTCTACTACTAAAATTAAAGTCACAGTTGTGGGTGGTGGAGGTAACGGAGGTAATTCATCAGGTGGTCGCGGTGGTACAGGTGGCGGTGGTGGTGCGGCTATTTTTGTAGGCCCTGTAGCGGCTTCATCGCCTTTTGCTGTAACTGTTGGAGGAGCAACGGGAACTTCTTCATTTGCGGCTTTAGCTTCTGCAACTGGGGGTGCTAGTGGAGGTAATGGTACTCCCACAACTTCTGCTGCTGGCGGTGATGGCGGTGCTGGTTCAGCAGGAACTCTACAGGTTAAAGGTAATAGTGGTAATGGTGGTGGTGCAAGTGGTTTAATTGGTGGATCTTCAATATTAGGTGGTGGTGGGCTTAGTGGCACATTTCCTAATGGTACTGGTGCAGCTGGGGGTAATTATGGTGGCGGCGCTGGTTCTGGTGCTACTCCAGCTGGTACTGGCGGCGCTGGTGCTGGCGGTGTAGTAATTGTAGAATTTTAAAAAGTAATAATAAGGAAAAACATAATGTCAAAACAAGCTTTAATTAGCCCTAACGAACCTAGAGAAACAGGCTATCGTGTCGCTCAAGTTGTTGATGAAGGTCAAACTTTTGAAGTAGGTGGATTATTTTGGACACCTTGCGCAGATGATGTAGTGGCAGATCAATTTTGGTATGATCCAAGCGATGAATTAATTAAACCATTTCCTATTGTAGTAGAGGATGCACCAGCAGAATTAACATAAGGATAATATGAATACAATACAAGAGTTTCAAAATAACAAATATGTTCACCTAAAAGATTTTTTGCCTTTATATACTTGTCAAGAATTAACTGACGAATTAAAAAGGTTAGTCGCAGAACAAAAAACAGTTAATGATTCTCAATGTCCATTATCTCAAGCAGTGCATGGCGCATTAGCTTTTGATAAATTGTTAGAAACTTGTTTACCTTATTTTGAACAAGCTTCAGGACTTAAACTTTACCCTACTTATTCTTATGCTCGCCTTTATAATCAACAAGGTGAGGAATTAAAAAATCATCGAGATAGGCCAGCTTGCGAAATATCAGCAACCATTACACTAGGTTTTGAAGGCGATGTATGGTCTATTTATATGGGCGACTATGAAGATAAAACTAATAGCTCAAAGATTGATATGGGCGTTGGTGATGCCGTTATGTATCGTGGGTGTGATAAGTATCATTGGCGCGAACCTTATGTTGAAGGTCAATGGCAAGCTCAAGTATTTCTGCATTATGTTGATGCTAATGGCCCTCATGTTGAATGGAAATATGATAAAAGAGAATCATTAGGTATCAGTAAAACAGAACCTACAAACTCTCAATTTGATGTTGCTTATGTAGTTAAAAATGGTGTTTCTAATAACTTTTGTGATAATTTAATTAAAGAATATTCAAAAGATGAAACAGAAAAAGAACAACCATTTATTGGTGAAGGTCGCGATCCTGTTGCTAATATAAATCTTGATATTAGAAATGTATTAAGAGTTCTTTTACCACAAAATCAAGGCATAGGCGCAACACTTACTTCATGCGGTTTAAATCTTAACCATGAAAAATGGCAATACAACATTACGCATTCAAATCAAACTGAATTTTTAATGTATGATGTTAATGGTAAATATGAAGCTCATGTTGATACCTTTCATCAATTAGGAAACGAAACAAGAAAGCTTACTGTTATAGCTATTCTTAATGATGAGTTTGAAGGCGGAAAGTTTTATATTCAACAATCTAATAAAAAAATATATCCGCCACAAAAAAAAGGCGATATTATTGTATTCCCTTCTTTTATGGTGCATGGCGTTGAACCTGTAACTAAAGGAAAAAGATTTACAGTTGTTACATGGTTAGTTGGACCTTATTTCAAATAATATGGTAAAATAACCTATCTAATAAGATAAGACCATTCGCCTTCTGTAAGGATATAGGGGCGTTAATTACCTAGTGAGGAAAACATGGCTATCTTTAACAAAAATACACTTGCTCAAGTAAGTGGTTTCGACAACCCAATTATTGCAGGCGAGTTAGTTTATAATCAACAAACTTATTGGAATCTTGTATTTGCTTCCAATAACCTTCCTGTTGATTTAACAGGCGCTACTATTTCAGCTTCTATTATCCGTAGAAATGTAACAAATATTAGAGATAGTCGTTACGGCTTAACTTTTGATATAGCTGATTACACACCCGCACCTTCCGCAGTTCCTCTTACTATTACAAATAGAGTTGATGCCGCAGGCACATTTACACTTGTCATTGATGAAGGCTCATGGGGCGTTATAGCTTCCGATCCTCAATTAGATATTAATGCTGAAAACTGTGTAGGTTTTAGTGGTCGAATTAAAATATCATTTCCAGCAGTAGGTTCAACACCTGCACAAGATTCTATTATCTTTTTATTATTCTTGGTTCGTTCTGATGGCGTGATTAATTAATCATGGCTACATTATCGATTACACCCGCACCCGCTAATGATATATCGGTATCGGTTAATGCTACCGATGTAACCTTATCTCAAGGCACTACTCTTAATGTTGAAGTAACACCTACACCTACTACAACTGTTGTTGTTGATCGCGGTGTCACAGGCGCTTCAGGCTTATCAGGCTATTCAGGCTATTCAGGTTATTCAGGTTTTTCAGGAATTGGCACAAGTGGATTTAGTGGCATAAGCGGTTATTCAGGTTTTTCAGGAATAAGTGGTTATTCGGGCGATAGTGGTATAAGTGGATATTCAGGAATATCAGGATGGAGTGGTGCAAGTGGCACAAGTGGTTTTAGTGGTATATCAGGATGGAGTGGCATATCAGGTTATTCAGGTGCGTCAGGCATATCAGGTTATAGCGGTGAATCAGGTGCAAGCGGTATAAGCGGCTTTAGTGGCGATTCAGGCATAAGTGGTTATTCGGGCGATAGCGGTATTTCAGGATTTAGTGGCGATAGCGGCATTAGTGGCTGGAGCGGCTTTAGCGGAATATCAGGTTGGTCAGGCTTTAGTGGCATCAATGGTTTAAGTGGCTACAGTGGCATTAATGGCTTCAGTGGTATATCAGGCTGGTCAGGCGAATCAGGCTACAGTGGCTTTTCAGGTATAAGCGGATGGAGTGGCGACAGTGGTATTAGCGGATATAGCGGTGATAGCGGTATAAGCGGATTTAGTGGCTATTTAGGTATAAGTGGCTTTAGCGGTTATTCAGGTATTAGTGGTTGGAGTGGCATATCAGGTTATTCAGGCATATCAGGATTTAGCGGTATCAATGGTGAATCAGGTTATTCAGGTCAAGATGGTGCTTCAGGCCATTCAGGTTTTAGCGGTTATTCAGGCGAGGTTGGCGCTTCAGGTATATCAGGCTTTAGTGGATGGAGCGGTATATCAGGGTTTATCGGTGCAAGTGGTATTTCAGGATTTAGCGGATACAGTGGTTTTTCAGGTGAGGTAGGTGCTTCAGGTGATTCAGGATTCAGTGGATGGTCAGGTGAAGTAGGCGCAAGTGGCATAAGCGGCTTTAGTGGCTATAGCGGAATAAGTGGATATAGCGGTGATAGTGGTTTCAGTGGCGCAAGTGGGTTATCAGGATATTCAGGCTATAGCGGAACGCCTGGAGCATCATCAAGCTTTTTTGAATATGATGCGCACACAGGATCAACTTCAGGCTATCCAGGCGATGGTGCTATTGGTTGGAATAATGTAACTCAAATAAGTTCTACGGCAGTTAATGTTTCACATCTTGATAAAAATAATGATGATATTGATATTTATTTAGCATTATTAAAAGTAACCGAACAATTTGTTATTCAAGATAAAAGTTCAAGTGTTAATTCTCAAACTTGGGAAATTAATGCAATGCCTATTAATTATAATCCTGGCACTGCTACTTCTTATTGGGAATATCCTGTTACTTTAATTTCAAGTGCAGGCACAGGCACTACAGGTTTTTCTAGTAATCAAGATTTAATATTTGCTTTAGTTAATGGTGTATCAGGGTTTAGTGGCTACAGTGGATTTTCAGGTTATAGTGGTTTTAGTGGCGCGCAAGGCACTAGCGGTTTTTCAGGCTATAGCGGTGAAATAGGAAGTCCAGGTCTTTCAGGTTATTCAGGATACAGTGGCTATTCAGGTTTAGTTGGTGATTCAGGTTATAGTGGTTTTAGTGGCATATCAGGATTTAGTGGTTACAGTGGAGCTACAGGTCAATCAGGCTTTTCAGGATATAGCGGTGAAGTAGGAACGCCTGGTCTTTCAGGTTACAGTGGCTATAGTGGATACAGTGGATTACAAGGTGATTCAGGTTATTCAGGTATTAATGGCGCAAGTGGCACTTCAGGTTTCAGTGGCGCTAATGGTGCATCAGGCTTTAGTGGATATAGCGGTGAGGTCGGCGCAAGCGGATTTAGTGGCTATTCAGGTATGAGTGGAGCTGATGGTGCAAGTGGATTTAGTGGATATTCAGGCACAAACGGAACAAATGGTGATTCAGGCTTTAGTGGCTATTCGGGCGCTGAAGGTGCTAGTGGTATAAGTGGCTTTAGCGGTTTTAGTGGCGCACAAGGTTTGTCAGGTTATAGTGGTATCAATGGATTTTCAGGTATAAGTGGATTTAGTGGAGCTAATGGCGCTTCAGGATTTAGCGGTTATAGTGGCTATTCAGGATCGGGCATTAGCGGTTTTTCAGGATATTCAGGAAGTGGAATATCAGGCTTTTCAGGCTTTTCAGGATACAGTGGCGCGGGCGGGGGGACATTAACCTATAATGAATTTGATGCAACTGCTTCACAAACTACATTTACCACTTCAGCAACTTATACAAGTGGAAAAATACAAGTATCAGTAAATGGTGTTATTATGGACAACGGAACTGATGTAACAGTTACAAGCGGAACGCAAGTAGTATTTACGACTGGCTTAACTTTAAATGATAGGGTATTTTTAATTTATCCTGCATAAAGGAAAATAATGGACAAGATAACACAAGATGCTTTGGCATACTTTAAAAAGCATGATCCAAATCATTACAGATTTTTACTTACAAATAATTATGAGCGAGCGGTTTTTCTTAAAGGCGATCCCGTCTATCCTAGAGAAGCCACTCGTTATCTTTGGGCTAACCGCAATCTATTAGGCAAGAATATTTTTGAAATAGGTTGTTCTACAGGTTACGGCTCTCAATTCCTTCCCAATGATTCAAACTATATAGGTTTAGATTACGATCCTCTTATTATAGAGGTCGCACGCGAACAGGAATGGGGCTTAAGCGCATCTTTTACAAATGCTGATATCAACACCTATCCTTTAGCACAATACGACACCATAATCGCTTTTGAATTGATTGAGCATCTTGATAACGGATTAGAGATAGCTCAAATGTTAAAGCAACATTGCAAAAGACTTCTACTTACCACTCCGCATAATGAGCCTGTAGGATTTTGGGGCGAACACCATAAGCTTCATGGCTTAAACGAATCACACTTTCCTAACTTCCAATTTAATTATATTAATGAGCATGGTTATATTTCAGAAACTTTACCTGAAATTAATAATGCCAATAAATTTAATCTTATGATTATGCGGTGGGATCGTGGATAAGGTTCTTTGCTCGGTAGCAACTAGAGGTCGTTATCAAACTACTTTACCTTTAACGCTTAACGCTATAATTAATCAGACAAAAAAGGTTGATAAATTAGTTATTTTTGACGACAATGATGAGCCACAAGATATGCGAAAAGAGTTGGTATATAACTACTTTTTTCAAATGCTTGATATTAAGGGAATTCAATGGGAATGGTTATATGCTCAAAAGAAAGGTCAGCATCATATTCACCAAATGGCTAACACTATGGGCTTTGATTGGGTATGGCGGGTTGATGATGATGCTATACCCGAACCTAATGTCTTACAAACTCTATTTAATTACACAAGCAAAAAAGTAGGTGCAGTAGGTGGCTCAATACTAACTCCGCCATTACAATTTGAAAGCTTTAAACCTACAGGAAAAATAGAAAATATAGATACAGAGCCTAACATTCAATGGTCATTTATTCACAAGGTCAAAGAGGTTGAGCATCTTCATTGTTCTTTTCTTTATAGGGCTGGGGTGCATGATTACAATACAGGGCTTTCAAGGGTAGCGCATAGAGAAGAAACTTTATTTACTTATGGCTTATACCTAAAAGGATATAAAATTCTTGCAGTTCCTAATGCAGTTAGTTGGCATCTTAAAAATCCTAATGGCGGTATTAGATCAGAAACAAATCAAAAGTTATATGAACAAGATGAATTAGTATTTAGAAACACACTTAATTATAAAGACAAAAAGATTGTAGTGCTTAACTGCGGCATGGGCGATCATATTGTATTTAGTCATGTAATGCCTGACATTACAAATGCGGAAGTATTTACTTGCTATCCTGACATAGTGCCAGGCAGATCAATTGCTGAAGCTAGAGCTTTATTTGGTGATATAGATCAATGGAATATTTATAGAAAAATGGCGCAATGGAAATGGACTGATAGCTTGGAAAATGCATATAGGAAAATGTATCTATGATTATTATTAGTCCTTATGCTAAAGCTTTGAGAAGCGGAAAAACTAATGCAAAAAATTATCCTTACTGGAAGGAACTTATTAGACTAATTAAAGAACCAATAGTTCAAGTAGGCATAGAAGGTGAAGAACAATTAGTCGATGACTTTAGAAAAAACTTATCGCTTGATGAGCTTGGAAAACTTGTTAATCAATGCAAAACATGGATAAGTTGCGATTCTTTTTTTCAACATTTTTCTTGGGATAAGAAAAAATATGGTATAGTATTATGGTCTGTTTCTGATCCTTTAATATTTGGACATCCTGAAAATATTAATCTTTTGAAGGATCGGAATAATTTGGTTCAAAACCAATTTTTATGGTGGGAACAAACGGAACATGATGCTAACAAATTTGTCAGTCCTGAAATAGTGATAGAAAGTTTGAATGCAAAATTCCCATGAAACCATTGATGACCACTTCAATTTTCTACAAAATAAAACAATCAAAGATGTTGGCACTGATTACTTCAATGGTAAAAATTATTTGGTTATTTTACTATCTGATGGCTCTATTGCTTATATATCTAGCGGCAACAATGATGGTAGCCTTTACCTGGCTATTGAAAAGCATCTTATCAATTAGTAGAAAGAAATAGTCATGGATATGCAAGAACATACAAAGCATGTATTAGATACAGTTTCGGGCGTTACAGTTTTAGGAACTGTTATGAAATTTTTACCAGCTATTGCGGCAATCTTATCAATAGTTTGGTATTGCATTAGAATTTATGAATGGGCGCGTTCTAAAGCTAAAAAATAAATGGCAAAAGATAAGATAAAACATCAAGCTTATTGTCAAAAATACCGAGAAAATAATCGCGCATTAGTCCTTTTAGGTCAGGCTAGATATAGAGCCAAGAAAAAAGGTATTGAATTTAATTTAGAATTATCCGATGTAGTTATTCCTAAAGTATGTCCTGTATTAAAAATCCCTCTTTTTGCTGGAAGCTCTAGCGGTGGTCCTCGCGGATGCTCACCTTCACTAGATCGCATTGATAACACTAAAGGCTATATCAAAGGCAATGTCCAAGTGATGAGCCATAAAGCTAATACAATGAAGCATTGCGCTGATAATAATGAATTGATATTATTTGCTAATTGGATTAAAAAAACTTATAGAAAGGTCATTGATGAGTAAATATAGTGAAGCTGGTAAAGGATCAACTAATAAGCTTAAACAAAAAAGCTTATATGATGAGAATTATGAAAAGATTTGGGGTAATAAAAAGAATAAGCTTTATGAGGAACGCTATTATGATTCCGATGAAACAACATCATGGGATCAAGATAAGGCTGATATGATTGGCCTTAATAGCAATACAGGCGATCACTATATTAAGTGATATGTTATGGTGTCATAAATGATTGTATATCAATGCAATGCTAAATGGTCTATGGCGCGCATGCATAGGCGCTATGTAAAAATGAGAGTGTCAAACAAAAGCAAAAGACGGCATGATCGAGTAGAAGCTTACAGACGGATATGGTTTTGGCATCAAGATAGATGGGATCAAAGACATGGTGTTGAAATAATTATTCATTGATTGTAAAGTATGCTTTACATCCGTTTTCACTCAAATCATTGATTTATATACAAAGAATGAAAACAATTTGCATGAAACTTTAATAATTAAATCAAAAAAAGTGATATATATTACACATTTAAATACACACTATACACACGATAAAAAAGGGGCATGAAGCCCCTTAATTATATATATAATGTATATATTATTTATTCATTACATACATTGTTACTTCAAAGCCAAATCTCATTTCTTGAGCTGATGGTGTAGTCCACATATTATTCCCCTTAATTAATAAATACTGCACAATCATTATGGGCTACATTGTGGCTCACGCCATCAGTAAAATCATTAAAATGGTAGGTCAGCTTTGCTTTCTGATCCGCCTTCTTTAGGTTGAGGTTCTCTCATTGTTACCCAGCCGTCAAAATTGACAGGGATAGATTCAATAAGAAGTGAAGTGCCACCTTGTTTATTCGACATAGCCACGCCGACTTTAGTCCAGCGAGCTTTTGTTTCGCCTTCTTTGTTTACATACTCGCCTGTTTTAGCGATTAGATCATGGGTTATTGCCATTTTGTATTTCCTTTAAGTTATTAACAGTAGTTTCTATTTCC